TCATTGAGCATTTCAGTAGATACTCTCATACGCTCGGCAACTTTCTTAGGTACTGACTGTTCAGTAGCAAGTTCGAACGACACCTGAGGCTTCAAAACACCTTCACCGATGAAGTTAGCCGCGCCTTCCTTGTTGGTTTTATAAGTCCAGATAAGCGGATTCAGGTTTGTACGTCTCTTAGGAAGACGGCTCCAGAAAGTAGGCTGATTCCTTACCAAGTCAACGATGCCAGGTTGTACGCCGGCATTCGGAAGGAAAGCAGAACCGCCAGCGTTCAATTTGGCTAAAGTCAAATCTGCTACAGCGCGAAACTCCAATGCAGGAATGTTTCTTTGCTCGGTTTTGGTTCTCACCGCATCGATAGCATCCTGATTCTTTTCTTTCCATGCTGTGATAACATCACGCATAGATGTAGACTCAGGTTTAGCAGGCTTTGCAGCCGCCGCAGGGTTACCTACAGGCTTTGCGCTGCGTGCGTCGATAGCTTCCTGCTCTTCTAAAGCTGTGATTTCGTCGCGCATTCCATCGACTTCAACTTTAAGAGCGTCCCATTTCGTTTTTTCTTCCGGTTTACGATTCCGGTTTTCAGTTGCGCACAGATCCATGATAGCCTTCATTTCTAGCTCCTTGGCAGCGCGTGTTTCTTTAAGATGTTTTAATCTGTTCATTTCATTTTAAGTTTAATTCTTGCCTCATGATCTGTTGATCCATTTCAGCCAAGTCCTTTTTGTTGTTTACAATATTTGAAAGTGAGCGCAGGGCTACAGTTGCATCATTGTAAGCCGCGTAAGTCACTGGTGAGACATCAATTAGACGGGAGAACTTCAAAATGGTCCTATGTTCCTTCCCGTTTCTGGTTTCCCATTTGTCATCCTTCACCCTGAAGGCAAAAGAGCTTTGTGTCACGTCACCACGTTTGATCTTTTCCGATACGCTCACATGGTCAGGGTCATTCGGATTGTGTTTGATAGCATACCGCATCCCAACCGCATCGACGCTAAGCGTCATGGTTCCGGCTTTATTCCTGCCCAATACGAGATTGGGATCATGGTTGAAAAGTCCGCGCACATCGTCATTCATTACTCCATCCGCTGCACCCGGCGCAATCTCCTCTGTGAAACTTCCTAAATCAGCGATAGCGCCAAACTTGAAAGCGTACCCTTCCATAAATCGCTGTTCGTTTTCTTCCCGTAGCTCTACTTGCTCGGAAATCATCCTGCGTTCAGCGTTGTCAATATTTTTTATGTAATCAGTTTGCATGACCGTTTACTTTGTGTCCGTTCTTTTTTAATAGTATATCCACTCCGTTGCGCTGGCTATTATCAGGGTCGCCGCCTTCATTGCCTGCGTTGGAGTCGATAGGCTTGGTGAGTTTGTTAATAAACTCTTCTACTTTTGACAATGGGATCATATTCATAGGAACCCACCGTTCGTCGCCGCCTTCGAAGCGATCCCAATCCATTAGATCGGCTACCATGTTGCCCGATATTAAGCCGCGCTCCCACAGTGTTCTAAAGCCTTGTGTTTGAGTCGCGAAGTCTCCACGTAAAAAGGCGTTGATATTAAATTTGACGTAGTAAGGCGTTTGGGAAGTAGTGTTTGATTCTGCGAATAGCTTCGCGTTGCATTCCTGTTCTATGTTGGTGATGATAGGAAGCATCGTATGCTTCACGAAGACTAAATCCTGCTGCTCGGCGTTGGCGAAAGTTGCCCGTTCGTAGTTCTGTGCTAGGGTAGGAGGTATTCTAAAAATGCCGTAGATGTCTTCTTTGGTAGCTCCGACAGCTTCAAGGTATTGCGCATCACCTGGAGAGATTTGTAAGTTCTTGTACTCTAGCCCAAACGGTAGGAGAGGTGTTTTGCCTTCAGCGATGTTATCACTCCATCCCTTTTGCAAATTACCTTCTTGCCTTTTTACTACGTCATAATTCTGCGCTGTCGTGAAGTATCCCGGAGGCTTAGTACCAATGGCGTTACTACCGTAAGTCTTTAGCTTATGCGCGTAACCCATCGTCTGGGCGTTGTAGGAAATCTTCGAGCATCCGCGGTATCCATCTAAGGAAAGATCCTTGAAATGGAGCATCTCATAGTCTGCGTACTTCTTCCCATTGTATTCGTACTGCGCATTCCCGCCTTCGGTCTCAAGTATCTGAACCGAGTTAGGATCCTGTATTAAGTCAATTCTTACGGGCTGGATGCGTCCTGAATACCTTACATGACAAAAGCACTCACCGAATAGATCGATATGCGCCGAGACAGACTTCCAAAATGATGAAGCTGTCTGAAAGGGGTTAGGCTTGTTGTGGATTAACCTGTAGACCGGATGATTGTAGGCAACCTTTGACCCTGTTGGCGTACTCTGCATCACGTTAACCGGAAGAGAGGAAAGAGATTCAGCCCGAACGAGAACGCATGTAAACACCGTGGCTATGCGCATGGCGTTATTGGTCCCGATGTCGTAATCTATTCCTGGCGTGTAGGTGCCCAGGTTGTTGATGTAGGGGTACTGATTTGTAATAGTCCCGTAGTTGAGCTGTGTTAGGAATTGCTGAAAACGCTTTTCGTTGTCTTGATTGACATCGGTTTTTTCAGAAAAAAGATCCCGAAAGAATTGCTTTAACCCCATCGGATGCGAATGAGGTTATTTTATACCGCCATAGCGGGTAATACAATTAACTTTGTAATATTTTCGTTAATCCAATTACCCTAAATTCCTTAGCTTTGTTAAACCCGCTTTTTAAAAATGCGCAATTCCTTTTTCGAAAAATTCAATTCCGAATTTGAAAAGCAATTACCCTCAGCTAAAAATTACAGAGCTGCATTCCATGCGGCCAGTGATGTATTTGTGGAGAAAGTAGGAGTGTCCCCGTATTCGAATTTTGAGACCTTCAAAGCCAGACGGACTCAGTTAAGGCGTAAAAAATAAAAAAGCCTCCTAACTAGACGCAATCGGAGGCCTTCTTATTCTTTCTTTTTATAGCGTGTCAAAAGAACGCGCAAAGATAGTCAAAAATCGTGCTATGCTATTAATAATACCCCTACCTGGTTATTTTCTCGTTTTTGAAGTTGTCCATGTGTAGATAATGTCCTACATCTGACATCACCCAGCGTGGATAATTCTGACTAACAAAAGAGTATACATTTAGCGCAGCTTCTTTTTCTTCTTCATAGTCGAAAGTCCGGCAATACTGCACGACCCCGGCGCTGTCCCATGCGATTATTATTGTTGAATGCTTTTTCATAAGCAGTACTTTTGATAAAGGCTTTGAGGAACGACATTCAATTTAACAAGCAGCCAAAATACAGGCTTTAACTTTTTGTAGTCGGTTTGTTTGTAGTCGCTTCTCGGCTTGACTTTCGAATAATCGGCCAGCCTTAAAATATGTTCCTTTCTTTCTCCTAAGTCATCGAGGTTAAACTCTGCCGGAGTAGCTAGAATTTCTCTGGCGTATTCCTTCGTCATTTTATTCTCACGGATTGCCGCTGACAGGTATGTTTTCCGTTTGTCGATTCCGAATTTGTTAGGCAGTAGGAAGTTCCCAACAAAAGCGGTGTAAATGTTCTCATTGTGTTTTCCGCCGTAGTCTCTCCATCCCATTTTCTTAAGCTCCTTTATGATTTCCGGCCTATTGTGATAGTGATAATGGTACGGTGACACTCTGAGCATTCCTGTAAGGGCCGAGTGTATCTGATCCCACAGAGTAAGTGTATCATACCAGTACAATTCTTTTCCCGTGAAACGTTTGTAAATGTCTTTTAGGTAGGTGGTGTCTAAAAAGCTCCACGCCTTCGGGCTAGATCCTTCTTCGCGGTAACTGTGTCCGTTCAGGGTACATTTGATGTCATAGAACTTTGCGTAGTCCCAGGTAATCTTCGACATATTAATGTCGTTTGAAATATCCGCATCTGGAACACCGGCTTTCAGTAGGCTATCCGTTAGATCGTCGTACTCCTGTTTGGCTGGGTAGTACTCTACAAAGTTTACGTTCAGATTATCTCTTAAAATCTGGATGTTGTTCGTTGCTTCCGGCCGGTTTGTTCGGTTGTTGATGTGTAGAACTAAAACCCGTAGTTTCCAGACTTTAACAGCCAAGTAAAGCAATACGCTGGAGTCTTCACCGCCGGAAATTCCTATAAGACAATCGTACTTCCTGCCTGCTCCCTTCTTTCGGATCTTCGCTAAGACGTTCTCCCAGGGTTCGCGCTGGGCTTGTTGCTGCTTCCAATGGAGTTTGCAAAGATCGCATTCGCCATCGTCGTGAATTTTTACGATCGACGAATCAAACAGGCAGGTTTTGCACTCTATCTTCTGCAGCGTGTGAACTTTCGATTGAAGTTCTGCGCTCAAGGTCAATTTTTTCATCTATCATCGGTTTAAGGGTTTCATAAAGCTCTATCGCTTCCGGGAAGTTGTATCGTAGGAACTCATCGGGCAACATCCGAGCACTTTTGGCTCGGCCATTAGGTTCCCAATGGTCTGAAAATCTATGTTTATTCGGCCACAAGCTGGTAGAAAGAGACATCGCCTTAAGTCTCGAGTCCATCACCATATGATCGACGTACCCTTTCGTCTTAGCCCTGTCCTTCATACTTCTATCTAAAGAGTTCTTTAAAATGGGGCTAAAAGGCTCCCAGTTAAGAGCGTCAAGTAACCGTCTGGATAGCATGCGCCCTATCCCAATAGTCTCATCGGCACGCTCTGGTCTACAGAAAGCATAGCCAGACCAGTGGCATAATCTCACCTCTTCCCCCAAGTCTGCAAGGAAACAACCCGGAACACCGGCGAAGCCATACTTCTCTACATAGGGTTCCATTACTGAAAACCAGTTATCCGAAACCCAATCTGAACTCCCGACGAACAGAACTGCGTCGGGATTGAAGTCTTTTGCTTTCTTAAAGGCCGCGTTCCACTTATCCCCTAGGAATCTGTTCTTAATGTGAACCCACACAGCCCCTAAAGACTCACATAGAACCTTATCCTCTGGGTTATCCCCTGCGCAAATGACTTTAACACATCCGTTCTTTTGGTATAGTCTTCTGATAGTATGTTCTAGTAAAGGCAATCTGCCATGTACCGCGAGGGCTGCTACTACCCGAAAGGGTTTTTTAGCTAGTGCTAGATCATCGTTAATGTCGTCGAGTGTCATATGTAAAGTATTCCTATTTCTGATCCTCCATTAGCCTGTATTGTCAACCACTGACTCCACGCATTCAAGCAAGCGTAAACACCTAGTACTTTTCCGTTCTTTTCTATCCTCGTTCCCTGTTCTTTACGTACAGCCAGACAATTGGAGTTGTGATACTTTAAAATCGGATCGCCGAAGTGCTCAACTTGTCCGGCTCTTAAGGCTTTTTCCCACTCCACCGTAGCGTTAGAAATTCCATTCATCCCTTGTGAAATCGGATTGCCCTGGTAACCTGATTTTATTAACTCCTGTACGATTGAGTTACTTTTATGTGGCTGTGGGAAGCAAAAGGAGTGCATGTTGTACTTCTGAAACTCTTCCAGGATCCATTCTACCGCCACTGAATTTTCTACCTCGTTCCCAGGATCAACGTTTATTAACTTCCGGTTATCCCTGTAGAAGTCGTTGTTCTTTAAGGCTTCTTCTGCGATAATCCATAGCATTTTAATCTTTACAATCTCCCCTGGAAAGAGTAAAGCTAAAGCGGTAATCTCGCCGGACGGGCCGACTTCTAAACCGCCGTAACAGTCAGAGCCTAGTTCAATTTCTAGCCCGTGGGTGTTCTTGTCCCAAATGTCTGCAGGGATAAAAGCGTCTGCGCTGTTTACCCATAGGTTAAAGTTCAGCGTAAGACACTCAACTTCCGTAGTCCCGCCGTATTGCTGGGCTTCTTTTAAAGCGTCCTGTAATGCGTCTCGTTGGACTGATACATCTATATTCGGGTTGCACTGCTGCCAGTGATCCTCATGTTCTAAAAGCCAGCCTACGGTTATTTCCTGCGGTTTGTCATCTACGATCGGTTTGTCAATCTCAAAGAGCATCATGAAGTAAGAATCCATTTCGATCGTACCTTCTAATACTTTAATTCCGGACTCTCTTAACTCCCGGTAACACGGCCCGTCCAGGTTATACCCCGCCGTAGTGATGTAAAGCATTAACCTCTCGGGCCTGGAAACCATTGAAGAGTCGATCGTCTTACTAGCCCCATGGTCCGGTGACATCCCGAACTCGTCAACCACTCCCAGACTTGCATTAATACCATGTTTCCCGCCAGAAGTCTTCGCTGTTTTATCCCCGCCTTCTTTCGATAATGCCTTTATAAAACCGCTACCACGGTCAGGATCTTCGACTAAAACTTCTGTTATATTCTCCTTGTATCGCATCAGCCGGACTTCTAAAACCTCCTGGATCTCCGGTGACTCTTCCACTATCCGGCCTGCGATGTTGACGCATATCTTAGCCTGGTCTTCGTTGTTGGCCGCGGTGAATACTTTAGGAGTGTTTATTCTTTTATCGGCCAGCAAGTGAAACAAAGAAATACCCGCTGATAAGCTACTTTTACCGTTCTTCTTAGAAATCTGAATGTAGGCTTTCGTGAATCTACGTTTCCCGGTTTTCTTTCGGATCCATCCGTAGATGTTCTGCAGGGCGAACTTTTGCCACAGTTCTAAGGTAAACGGCTGCCCTTTCCAGGCTCCTTCCCACTGCAAACAATACCTTTCAATGAAGTTAACACAGCGGTTAGCCTCATCCTCATCGAAGTAAATATCTTCTCTTTCTAAATCTGATAGGAATCTTTTAGCGGCTAACTTAATGTACTGCCCGGTTCTGACAGCGTTGGAAGGGGAGAGAACCCAGTGGGCGTATTGTTCAGCGGCGCTCATTCCACTACTTCGTCTTTTACATGATCAACACTGTAGACATCCACTCTTTCCCTCGCCTTCTCGATAGTTGGGAACCAATTTGAGTCATCAAGGAAATCATAATCAATCCATCTCCACATAAAGCGCCACTGAATAACATACCCAGAATTTCCGTTACTATACGAACGCCTGACTATTCGAAATTTCATAATTCGTTCCCGAGGCAAGACAGCCTCGCTTTAAAAAAACACAGCATCTTTTGCAAAATTTTAAAATTAAGCCACCTTCATTTTATTATCCGTGTCGAACCCTTTTTTCTTCTTCTCATCCTTTAACCCTTTGAAGATCTTATCCCTATCCCCTGGGTTTAATCCGAACTTACCGGAGTGCTTCAATATATTACCGTACTCGTTCTTCATAACCGTGTATTCTGGCCTGATTTGCTCATAAATACCACCCTTGTCATTCATGAAACTCATACTTACACCCTTCTCATTGCATACCTTAGCCGACTCCGAATACAAGTCAAAGCTATTAGCCAGCATCGCCATTTCAAACTTGTCTACATCGTACATTTTGAACTTGCTTCTACAATGCTTTTGTATCTCCTCGAATACTAAAAGCCCGTTTTTACTTAAAAAATCCATATTCTAACCCCCCTTATTAAAAATTGTAGCGAACAAAAAAACTCGAAGGCGCGGTTTGGATGGCTCGTCCCCAGACTCTTAACCCACCCCTACCGTCTGTCTGATCCATGCCCTGGCTGACTGTTCACTGATACAATACTTATTACCTATCTTCTTAATTAGTTTATTAATATCTTGTTCTTTAGAGTACGCTTTCTTAATGTAAGCTACCGTAGTAGGGTATAGGTTATTCATATTAGCTTTCTTTAATGACTCTATAGCCATAGGTCTGAGTATGTTGATCTACCAATTCATTGTATAGCCTTTGTGCTTCTGATAGGCTACTACGCTGGTATACACGATCCCATCTGTTTTTACCATCAGTAGAACTCTGAACCTCATAGGCCTCGCTTACTGAATTAGGATTAGTTACTATAATTCTATACTTCATACACGATCATTCCTAGATAGGTGGTTTGCCATTTACCTTAGATATTATCTTTTCTCCTTCACATAAGTCACATGTTATTGGCGCTGTGCTAATAGTAGCGTATGCATTAGGCCATCCCTTTTGCCATATTAATCCAGTGCCATGACACAGTGGACATAGCTGCCATTCGTTGATGATTTGATATTCAAATGAACCGTCTTCTTTCTTATTTAATATTCCTGGTGTCTTCATACACGGTCTTTGGTATATTGGTTCGAAAGATTGATTTTCTTCTGTTGTATTGAATACTGTTTTCTTTATGGATATTTGCCAATAAACGTATCTAATCAAATCCTCTGGAACAGGTGGAGGTTCATCATGACTGCCTAACTCCGTCCATTCGTGACCTTCAAATTCCCACTCCCAACACTCAACACCCTCTTCGTCGTAGCAATATTTTTTCTCAACTGTTCCCCCGTTGGACAAGACAAATGAAGCAACTTGATTTTCAGTCATTGCGATAAGGTTTAAATATGGCCGCCATTTCTTTCGGTTCGTAGATAATTGAATAAATCCTGGAATTCGCTTTTCTTCATCCTTATTCTCTTGCTTTCCTTAGTGGCTAAGTCGATTTTATAGCAGATCATCCCTGCGCAAAGAAACATGGTCGCTGTTAAGGCAAAATACTGAGAATTACTACGGTTCGCGGATTCTAGTATTACCGCTAAAATCACGTAAACCAAGCTAAGCCCAAAGCAAATCCATTTCATCATTATCGTTTCTTCAGTTATGTTTTGTTGTCCCTACAGCTACTTCGCATGGGTAATCACTTCAATAAGTTGTTGGATGAATTGCTTATCCCCTTTTTCAAGGTAGAACTCAGTTCCTTGGGTGGTCCCATCTCCCCATTCGCCATATCCATCCTCCATATCTCTAAGTATTTTTAACAATCGCTTGGCCTCACTTTGGGTTAGCGTTATATTTATATCAAGCATGTGTTCTGGTATGTTCATTTCTTTCCTGTGTTATTATCCTTCTTATTATGGCATTTTGCACACATTGGTTGAAGATTATCCCAATTATACGGATCGCCTCCATCGCGAATCCTCGTACGATGGTCAGCTACTGTTGCCGGTGCTCCACATGAACATTTAGGATTAGCCGCTATAAACGCGTTCCTGGTAGAAGTCCATGCTCGAGACTGATAATTGAATCCTCGGTCATTTCTGTGGTTATGACGGTGGGATTCTGATTTTACTCTGATGTCTTTAATTATCATCTTCGTATACGTATCCTGACTTCTGGTATCGTTAAAAACGACTTCAAATACTTCCTAAATGCTTTCTTTTTCTTTCTTGGCATCTCTACTGACCTAAACCACTGATAAGTCCACTCTTGCTCAGGAGACAATTTAAAATCATCAAGTCTCATTAATCCTTCACATTTAAATTCATAATTAGGAAAGGATTCTGTGCATGATTCATAGTTTTCAGGTAAGGTTAATTCACCTGTGGTCACACCTACAGGTTTACCATCTACGTAAATGATTAAATCGCTCATACAAGTGGTTTTTCTTCTACAGCCCAATACACAAATGTAACTTCATGGAAAGCTGGAGCATTGCTCTTTTTGCCTAATCTTTGCCTTGTCGGACTGTAAGGACATCCATAACCAAATAAGACGCCTTTAGGACGTTTTTCATCATATTCACTTTTTGATATGCGCTTAGTTCTTACTTTCTGTCGCTTCCATTGTCGGGTTTCAATGTCTTTTATCGCTAATGGTGATCCTTCTAAGTGGGCGTATTGGCCAGTCTTAAGATTAAAATAATACCGGCTCCAGGATGGCTTTTTCCTTAGCTTCTTTAATTCAGCGCCTTCTTTATCGAAAGTCATACTAAAGGTTTTTCTTCTACAGGTAGCTTTTCAAGGACTTGGAATAACTCTGAAATCTGAATATCAAGCTCTTCTCCTCGTTCTTTTAATTTAGCAGATTCAGCCCAGGCAGCATCACGTTCTGCTCTTAGCTCGTCTATCTGCTTCTGAATCCAGGAAGCTGCGCGGTTAAGGTTTTTGCTCATAGTAATGCTTTTACTTTCATGGATAGAAATATTATTAGTGCCATTCCGTTCACTATGGTAAAAAGGAGTGTATTCATGGAGGGTACCATGTTATCGCCAAATACCACATTTTCCATAAACGAATCGTCCCGAAATATTAAATGCCTAACCGTAAGAAGCAGCCCGACGAAAATAAAGCAGCCATTGAAAACAATCCAAAGCGCCAATAATGATTCTGGCTCAACATGTCCGTAATAATACATAGGCATGATTCTCATTTTGTTTTCCCTTTAATGATTTCTTCTTCTTTGGAGTATGGTTTACGAGGTTTCATTCAACATCCTCCTCAGTATCCTCAAGCTGACGCATGGCAGCAAAAAGTAAATCACCGGCTTGTTTATGCGATTCCCTGAATTTCTTTTCGTCCCGTATCATGTGTGACAGATACATCTGCTCTACGAGGTTCGCGGCAGCGTCTATCTTTTCAGCGATAGTTTGTGGATTTTCCATTTCAATACTCATATAGATTTCCTTAAAAGTGTTTTACTTGTCGGTATCTTCTCCAATGCCTGTTCTATAGTAGCGCTTTCAGAATCACCTTCGTAGTGCTTTAAAGTAGCATAAGAGTCTATTCCTGCTAGTGTCATTACCAATTTATGAGGCATGAACTGAAGCGCGATCGTAATAAAGCTCTTGCGCCCGATATGGCTGCTGATGAATGAATACTTTGGCCCGGTTATCCTGATCCGCTTGTTCTGCGCCCACCTGAATATCGAAATTTCCTGTGTAATTCCGGCTATTTTACAGGCTAGCTTTATATTGTCATTAATCTTCTGTTCTGAGACCTCAGGCATCTTCCAATTATGTTTTTCGAGTATTAACAAGGCTGGAGCGCAGAATCCTTTAAAATGAACTGTATTCGTTTTTGATGAAAGCCTGTTCCCTTTCTTAGGGGTGAACGTCCACTTAAAATCATTGTAGTCTTTGAAATGAAACCTCTTAATATCTGAAATCCTTTGTCCGGTTCTGCATTCGAATACCAGATAGTCCCGGGCTATGTCAAGGGCTTTGGCTACTTTCCCGGGTTCGGCTCCTTTCTTGCAAAATGGCTTTACTGACTCATAGGTAAATTCGAAGTTTTCAAGTCTTTCAAGTTCAGATAGTGATAAGGAAATAGGAGGGTAGCGCCTTTCGATTATCTCCCAGCTTTTGTGTGACGGATTAACCTTGTAACCGCGTTTCTCGCTCCAAGAAATAAATGTTTTGAGATTGACAATGTATTTGTATACTGTGTCGTCAAATAATCCAACAGATTCACCCGCCAAATCAGGCACCCACTGATAGTCCCCACTGTCCATCCCAATACGCCGCAAAGAACCGTTTCGATAATTAGGATTAGGGATTGCATAAAGGTGTTTTTTGAAGGAGTCATAGAATTTAAAGTCCAGATCCGGAAAGTCGATGTTATGTTTTTTGTCAAATTCCCTTAGCTGTTTTGCCATCACATTGTACTTACCTAGTGTTTTCTTGTCTTTTTCGGCTTCATACTGACTAAGAAACTGTTCTAAGGCTATGAATAAAGTTTTTTTTTCTTGTGAGGGCTTTGTCTGGGCTAAGGATTTGAACTTGTCAAATGGAATGTTGCGGTTTTCCCTGTACAGCGTCATTAGTCGGTACTCTTCATCTTTGAGAAAATTATTAATCTCGAAGTTGCCGCGGTACGTTGCTTTAACTCTTTGATTTTTGAAATCCCAATACTTTGGTTCAACTTTTTCGTCCAGCGTTATAGGGAACCGATGCTGTCTGTCTATGGTGAACATTAAATAAATGCTGCACGCTGTAGACTTTAGAGTTTTAGTCTTTGGGAGGTACGGTTTTTCGAGATAGAATTTTATGGTAGCCATTGCCTGATGTAAATATTGGTATTAATTAACTTGCAGGCACCATACCGACACACTTGCGGTGACTGAAGAGGAAACTAAGTGAGTTGTGATTACTTTGATAATGAAAATATTTTCTTTTTGTACGCATTAAGCAACTTTAGTCACTTATAGTCACATACCATAGAGTCCCGTACAGACTACTAAAGTTTTATATTGTCATAGGGGAAACTCCGTTTTGTGTCATTTTTACCGACACGTTACCGACACAGCAAGCCAGTCATTTGGAAATATCAAAGCGGTTTCTTTCATTGGACTTTTCTTGGATGGTCTCCATAAAGATTTGGTTTTAAGCCGGGGTGGTTCCCGGCTTTTTTTATTTAGATGGGCTTACGAATTTGTTATTAGTGTCTATACCAATTTTGCCAGCTTCATGTAAGGCCTCATGCAGCCACTTTGTATTATTATTTTCTAAAGAAGACCTAATACCGGCGCTTAGAATTTGTATAATTTTACGCTGAGTCTTATTCATGGCAAGCAAGTCGGTTATGTTGTCATTAATTTTTTCGTTTTTTTCCTGGCGTGCCTCCTCATGCCACCTATCTATTAGGTCCTTTAATGATGCAACAGGCACCATCCCATCTGATCCAAAACCGTGACACTCTATAAATTCCTTTCCGTCAATTACCTCAGGTTTAACTACCCGAATCATCCATAGCCAGAAGTCCTTTGCTGCTTCTTTCTCTAAATCATTGATTTTTATACTCATATTCAGTTTTCCGGTAGGTTTGACAAGTAAGAATATTTGGTTTAAGCCTTGGGGTGTGGTTCCCGGCTTTTTTTATTTGATATAGTCTAACCTTTTTACCATCGCTGTTAATTCAAGTTTTGGAATTTCATTTAAGGCCGGCACAACGAATGATGTCGGTAAAGATTCACACTCAAAATATTCTTCACCATCCCCTTCAGTATACCGGATAGTTAAGTCCTGGTTTTTAAAGGCGTATCCTAATTCATTAAGGAAGTGATCATATCCATCGAAAGTCATAACCACGGGAATATCAATGCTAATTTCCTGATGCCCTGGAAATTCGTAATCCCCATCAGGGCCCGTAGTTGTGATTTTACTGCTAACAATATCGACCTTTGAATCCTTCGCGGCAGCAAACGCCCGACCCTTAGTATAGAGCAATACGGTTTTATCGTACTCCTGAAGGCGGAGCAATTCACGGTAGAAAAATTTTACAAGATGCTGTCTCATATCACAAAGTTTACGAAATTATTTCTTTCTTGCTATAGGTGCGCTATCTGCACAGTCAAATAACTGTTTGAAGATAATAGGCAGAGGCAAAACTACGTTTGTGTATGTCTGCCCATCTGTTATCCGTATCATCGACATCGCCAATTGCCTGATTTCCTGCTTATCAACTTTAAGATATATTGTAGGTGTTGTCTGCGCTGATGCCCCTCCTACGTAAATTGTTTTACCACATTCCACCTCACCTATGTGTTTCAAGGAGTAGATCTCCCCAGTAACGGTTTTAAAGGAGACTTGTGTATCATGGTCGCTAATACACTGGCCCGGGAGGCCGGTGATAAATAAGAAGTAGGTCGAGTCAACCTTTCGGGCTGCGGCCTGAATAGAAATGTCTCTTTTCTCAGTATCGCCAATTTTAAAGAACTTGGTTTCAATTATCCTTAACCCAGTGAAGGAGTCTACCTCGTTAACATCATACTTACACTTAGTTACCTGTGAGTGCGCACACAACGGCAGTAATACCAACGTTAAAATTAACAGTTTCACTTGAATAGTTCGTTAAGTAGTTCCTCGCGTTCGTCATCTGAAAAACCATTTACCTTAATATCTCCGTTCATAATAGAATGACCGTCAGATAATTCCCTTTTTAAGACAATACGTCCCAGCTCATGGAATAGAAATGACTCTATTTTGTTGTTTGGGTTGCCCTGAGCAGACATGGCTTCAAATGCCTCCTTGTCGAACTCCAAGATCCATTGCCCGGCTTCCTGTTTTACTTGAGTGATGGCTTGGCATTCCGAATTAAGATGGACAATTAGGTTAGTTTTTGGAATTGTTTTACCTCGTTGTTCGCCCTCTGTAAAAAAAGAGGTTACATAAGTGTCAAGTTCGGGGGTAACTGAATAGGTCGTTTCGTCATCCGAGCAGGCCAATGCAAGGATCGAGATCAAGATTAAAGCTGAATTTTTCATTTTATTGTTTAATTGTTTTTGTTCTTCTGCCTGTCAACTTTTTGGTTTCACGAACCCCCAAAACCAGGGAGTGTGTTTGTGTGTTATAACTTTTACATTTAGAATCCTTCAAAAAAGCCCCTCCGCTTTTTGTCCAACCCTAACCCCGTTAATAATGGAAACTCCTATCCAATCCCCATGCTCAAAGTGTCCACTCAGAAGAACCAAATTAAACAGAGATGTACTAAATGAATTCATCTGTG